TGAAGAGATATTAGAAATATTAAACCAACCTGAATGGTCAACTCCAATATCAGGAACAACGATATGACAAATAAAGAAAAAATAGAACTATTCTTAACTAACGATACAATCGTTAAAGATTTTTATCTGGTAAGTGAGGTAAATGAAAATTTATATACTTATTATATAGATTTTGTTGATATGGAATCTTGGGATGGAATATACGATTGTTCCGTTGAAGTGGGTGACCAAATAAGTTATTTAAGACACATAAGACAAACTGACTAATGATAAACGCACAACAGATAGCTGAACTTATTGACAATATGTTAAAGGATTTATTGGAACAACCAATTTATCCTTATGGCAATACCAAATTTGGTATGGGTAATAAGGTAGCATCTGGTAGTTTAAGAGATAGTATTGAGGTTAAAGTAGTTAGAAAGAACACAGATATTGCAATTGAATTGTTCGCCAATGATTATTTTCAATGGGTACAATCAGGTAGAGCACCAGGTAAGAAGGGTGTACCTGTTTCAGCAATTATGCAATGGATGGGTTATAGAGGTATAACAGCCACAGATTCAAACAACCAAAAATACGGTGCACTACAATCTCAAGTTGCAACTGCGTATATTATAAACAAAGGTAGAATAAAGAAAAATAAGAAACCTTTACCGATGGATGTGTTAATCAAATGGGTAAAGGATAAAAATATAAGATTCAATATTGATTTACAAAAGGGGATGGCATTTGCAATCCAAAGTAATATCAAAAAATTTGGTATTAGACCAGCTAATATTGAAGATAAACTATTTGAACAAATTGCAACAAATGATGACATTGTAATGTTATTAGGTGACTTAGCATTTGAAGATTTAGTGGATAGAATTGAATATAATTTAACAGCAAATATAAAATAATTAATATGGGTTTCGGATATACAACATTACCATCAGGCGGAACAATAAATAGTCCTTCTCAAGTTAGAAGAAGTACCGATATGATATACCAAAGAGGTAATTCATTTGAAGTAATTTTAACTGGCGACACATATCAATCATCAATGGAATTAGTTGTTGATTTATATTCTGACGATAGTCAAGTAGGAAGTATGGCACTTGTTCCCTTTAGTACAACACAATCAGGTTCAACATACACATACAAATTTAATATTCGTCCATATGAGTATTATCAAAACTTTGTTGAAACAGAACATTATAGATATTATTATTTAAATGATTGGGTTTCTACAACCGAAGCAATCAATTGGAATAATCCATATACAAATAGCATCAAAGCTAATATCAAATATATGTATAGGTTTTTGAGTGGTTCAACTATTGTAAATGAGTTTTCAGGTGGTACCGCAAATAATGATTTTAATCACTATACTGCAACACCGAGTACATCAATAAGTTATGCATCATTATCAGGATTTACTAATACAGGAAAATACTTTGATTATGTTGGAGGACAATTCCAATTGGATGAGAAGTACATTATGCCAAACTTTGATCAAACTGTGGGTACTGTATATGGTTTAAATAATAATACATTACAAACATTAAACACAGAATTTGATAGTTCACCAATCAATCAGTTTTATATGGATGGTCCGTCATTACCTGAACCATCAGATACAGGTAGATTCTTAACTGATGCACCACGTGTCCAATATGTACAATCTGATGATAATTACGTACTTTATTATCTAAACGGACAAACAGGAGATAGACAATTAATGGAAGCAGACTTTGCGGTGTTTGAATTTTATAATGAAGATAATACTTTGGTTACATCATTTAATCAACAATTAAATTTTAGTGGAACAACTTGGGCATCACCAACAGGATTTACAGATACATTACAAGTCTTTTCACTTCCTTGTGGACCAGCAGACATTACAAACATCTTTGCTAACATAGATTATTCAATAGTAGCATACTATAGAGTACAATTATACTATGCTTGGTGGACATATAGTTCATTAAGAGAAAGTGTGGGACCATTAGGACCTAGTTCTGAATCGTTTTATTTCTATCTATATGATAATTGTAAACCTCAAAATACAAGATTAGCGTTTTTAAACGCACGTGGTGGATTTGATTATTATACATTTACAGCATTTAGACAAGATTCAAAGAAAATATCAAGACAAACATATGATAATAGATACTATCAAACAAACTTACAATCACCTGATAGGGATATGGCAAGAACTGTTAAGACATTTGCAACAGATGTTGAAGAAGAAATAATATTAGAATCTGATTTTATATCTGTACCTGTGGGTAATTGGTTAGAACAATTGTTCATATCACCACAAGTTTACATTATGAAACCTGATTATATATCACCAATTGATAGACAAGATAAAGTATATAAGGATTTAACTCCTGTACAAATCTTATCAACTAGCGTTGAAACTATCACAAAGAAACACCAAAAATTAAATAAGTATAGAATTACAATGAAGGTAGCAAATACATTCTTTGTCAATAAAGGATTTTAATATATGAGTTTACAACAAACTGTATTACGCGTTCAAACAAATAAACCTAGTGCTATAACTGTAACAGGAACTACAGGTTTGAATTTCTATGATTCAATTGGTTCGGTAACTTACGCAGGTACTGGTACATCAGATGACCCATATACAGGTTCATTTGGTACAAATGGTAGTAGTTTTTGGGTTCAGGCTGTTTGTCCTGGCACAATTTATTTTGACACAATATTATATTCTGTTGGTATTGGAGCAAATTACTTTTCGTTATTTATAAGACGACCTGAAGATGCATTTTTAAAAAATGTATTTAATAGTTTTAATTCAGTTAATGCTGATTATTTTAACATCAATACAGGTGATGTGGTTGTATTTGAACAAAATTCAACAGGTTCTTCAGCTGGTTTGTTTGAAGTTTACTTTATTCCAAACCAACAAGAGGTAAATTATACCGTACCTGAATATGATTTTTTAGACTTATACGGTGATATTCCAATTACAATTAATAAATCATTTGCAGAGATTGAAGATATTTCCAAAAGAAATTCAGATTATTCTGTAGGTGTTAAAATACCTGGTTCAAAAAAGAACAATAAGTTCTTTGAAAACTTCTTTGAAGTTGACCAAACATCTTTATACTTTGATGTAACAAAAAAAGTACCTTGTAATGTATTAGTAGATGACGAAAGTTACTTTACAGGATATTTGAAATTAAATAGTACATCTGTACTTAATAGTAAAATAGAATATGATGTTACATTATATTCAACAGTAGGAGATTTATATGGTTCAATCGGTAACAACCTTTTAAAAGACTTAAACTTTAGGGACCCTGATTATTTTATGAACCATTATTTCAACAGAGATAATGTGTTACAATTTTGGAGATATGAAACATTAAAATCAGATAAAGAAGTACCATCAAATTATTTTTATCCTGTTGTACACAATGGTTACAATTACCAAGTAACGGGTAACACAACATTTGTATTATACACAGGTATAACAGGTACATCATTATATACTACAACTACATTAGGTAGTTGGGCAAACACCGCTGCTGCTTATGCTGCGGGTGTTGATAGATATAGAATTAATTCACCTCAAGATGGTGTTAGAGATAATCAATTAAAACCAACATTAAACGTTTATTCGTTATTACAATTAATTTTTAGACAATACGGTTATTCAATCAAATCAGATTTTATGACCAGTCCGTGGATGAAGTTACTTTATATGTATGGTTACTTTAGTGATGACAATACAAAACTAACATATAAAACACCTCAAGTTCAAACATTTGGATTAGAAGGTGTAGAAGTTATTTTAGTTGACGATATAGTTGCAGAATCTGAGTTTAATTGTTCAACAACATATCCACGTACAATTCATAATTGGACCTTGTATGTGGTTAAAAAAGGTACAGGAACACCAGTGTTATGTAATACAGATATTAATCTATATTGGAATTTTTATTCATACCCTTGTTATGGTAGTTCATTTTCTTATCAACAACCTATAAACATACCAGCAAACACAACTGGTACTACATTTAGTTATACACAAGAACAATGGGTTGATTGTGGATATGGTTGTCCATTCCAACCTGAATATATATACAACTTTGGTTTTGATAATATTACATCTAATGCTGGATTATCGAACAAAGCATTATCTTATTTACCAAGACCTTCAAATCAGGTTATACAAATAAATGATGGGGATTATGTTGACTTTGGTTTAATTATAGACCAAAACATCAAACAGATAGACGTATTATCCTCTATAGCTAAGAAATTTGGACTTTTATTTATTCCTGACCCTGATGTTCCAAATCAAATTATAATTGAACCTTATGACTATTACGTGGGTACTGGTGACATTTATGATTGGACTGATAAAATATCAAGGGATAAAGGATTTACCGTTCAACCAGCAAGAAACTTTATTGAATCTGAATTAGTTTTAACTGATATGGAAGATGGTGATGATGGTAATAAACAATTTAAAGATAGTAATACAAGAATATATGGAGAAAATAAAGTATATAATCCAACAGAATTTAAATCTTCTACAAAGAAAATTGAAACAACTTTTTCGTCTGAAGTAATAAGAAAATGGAATCCAAATAATAATCCTGAGTTTGCACCAAATGATGTAGGTATCCCATTGGGAATTAACTACACAGAAAGTTCACAAGAAGTTGGAACGGTGGTAGATTGGATTTATAAGGGTGTAAAAACAAAACCTAAACTATTTTTTAATTTAGGTAACTTTTCTCCATTCTTAAATGACCCAACAGATCAATTTGGTTTAACAGGAGTTACCACAGGATATTTTAGAGTAACTAAAGATGATGGAACAAGTTCATCAGGTGCATTAATTTCACCAGTAATATCTCATACAATGCCGATGGGTAACCCTGACAGCAATAAAATTAATAATGATAGTATATGTGTATTATTTAACTCAGAAGAACCAACAACAATTGCTGGTGATAGTATAAGTTTATTTAATGCATATACAAATCAAGATATGTACAATTTATTCTATGAAAATAGAGTAACAAACGCATTTGATAAGAACACAAGATATTTGGATGGTTTCTTTGATTTGAAATTACCAGATGTAAAGAATCTTAAAGCAAATGACTTAATTAAGATTAACAACCAATACTTTACTTGGAATAGTATTAATGATTTTAATTTAACCAATAGAGAATTAACAAAAGTTCAATTGGTTCAATATAATCAAGGTGTTAAATCTTATCCAACAAGATATTTCCAATATTACTATTGTGATACACCATCTACTGTGTATAAATTCAAGACAGAATTTACAGGAACAGAAAGTATCTATGATAGTTTATACTATTGGAGTATCCTTTATGACTATTTTGTAGGAGTATTAGGTGGTGGTGTTAGTGGTTATACCAGTTCAATTAGATTTGGAAGTGGTGCTTCATCACCATATATTCCTTATAATATATATGAAACAACTGAAAGTCAGTATGAAAATGGTACTGCAATAGACTATAACTACGACCCACAGAGATATTACTTCTTATTACAATTAGAAGAAGAACCTGTTGACACAATTTATAACCAACAGAATGACGTTTTCTTAATTAGTAGTGGTCAAACACTTGCAAGGATTAACGTATTTACAGGATGTACAGCGTTTACAACAACAGCATCAAGTATGGGTGCAATAGTCGGTACTTCAACAGCACCAACTGTACCAACCCCTACTCCAACACCAACACCTTCAGCAACTCCATCTGTTTCAAGTAGCAGAGTTAGAGGTTCTTTATTAATTACTTTTGAAGAATTATATGATTTGATAGGAATAGATTTAGTTGAAATTTATGTAAATGGATATAAACGAGATTTTTTCAGTTTAGATATTGAGGAAAAATATTCATATCAAATATATAGCGGAGATACTGTAACCATATCAATTACATCAAATGGTCCAACACCAACGTTTAATGCGGTTAGATATGACTTTTCAATTGATGAAGTTTCGGGAAATAGAGGTATATCACCAGTTGTAGTTACAGGTACAACAAGTCAAGTAGGAAACGTATATTCTAAAACATATTCAATATTACCTAATTCAAATGATTATAATTTTGAATATTTGGTTAATGTTGAAAGTTTTACACCAGTAACACCAACACCTACACCAACAATAACAATAACACCAAGTGTTACACCAACTAATACACCGACACCATCAATTACGCCAAGTGTTACTCCAACAAATACTGTAACACCAAGTGTTACACCAACTAATACTGTTACACCAAGTGTTACACCAACTAATACTGTTACACCAACTATAACACCAAGTGTTACACCAACAAATACTGTAACACCAACAAATACATTAACACCTACACCAACACAAACATTTAGACCTTGTGTTGAATATAGTGTGAATAATAGTAGTGGAAGTTCATCTACAATTGAATATACTGATTGTAATGGAAATGTTCAAACTACAATTGTTGGTTCAGGTGCAACTGTTATTATTAGTGCACTATTAGGATTAATTAATTGTATAATTAATTGTGGATCAACAACAATTACTCCAATACCAACACCAACCCCAACTCCAACTAAAACTATGACACCTACACCTACAAATACTGTTACACCAACTATAACACCTAGCGCATTACCTTGCTTTACGGAATTAACAGGTTTTACTTATGGTGCTAGTCCTGGCCGTGCATATACATCACATTTACAATCAGATGGTAAAATATTAATTTCAGGTCCATTTGATAGTTATGATGCAAGTACCACATCAAATAATTTAATCAGAATAAATTCTAATGGTACTTTTGATTCAAGTTTAATAAGTGGAGGATTTAATGATGTAAATAGATACGCATTTACAATTGAAACTCAATCAGATGGTAAAATATTAATCGGTGGTAATTTTACACAATATCCATTAGCAACAACTAGAAATAGAATTGTAAGATTAAATTCAGATGGTAGTGTTGATTCATCATTTAGTATTGGAACTGGTTTTGACGGAACAGTATATAAAATACAAATACAATCTGATGGTAAAATTTTAGTAGCTGGAAATTTTGGAACATATAATGGTACATCAGTAGGTGCTATTACAAGATTAGATACTAATGGTACTATTGATACATCATTTAGTGGAGGAACTGGTTTTAACGCAATAGTAAATGATATGATATTACAGTCAGATGGTAAAATATTTGTAGCAGGTTCATTTACAACATATAACGGAACATCAATTATAGGTACTGCAAGATTAAATTCAGACGGTACATTAGACGGAACATATTCTGGACAAACCGTCATTCCTTTTGCAGGTGGAACACAAGTTTGTTCAACGCAATCAACTGGAAAATATATTGTTGCAGGTTCATTTAGTCAATTTAATGGAAGTAGTACATCTAATAGAATTGTAAGATTAAATTCAAATGGTTCTGTTGATACATCATTTACACCTAGTATAAGTTTTAATTCATTATTAGGTGGTTCACCTATTATATATTCAGTTGAAGTTACAAGTACAGATAAAATAATGGTTGGAGGTAATTTTAATATACCATATAGTGGTGTAACAAGATTAAATTCAGATGGTACTACTGATACTTCATTTAATCCTGGTACAGGTACTTATAATTCATCTAGTAATTCAATAAGTCCTATTAGAACAATAACAATACAAAGTAATGGACTTATAAATCTTGGAGGTTCATTTGAAGTATATAATGGTATATTTAGAAATGGATTAATACAAGTACAATCAAATGGTAATAGTAACCTTTGTTAAAACACTAAAACAAATAATTTATATTTAATAATATGGGAAGAAAATATATAGGGGAAATAACGGATTATAATTTTGTTTACCCAAACAATAATCCAAAGGTATATGATACGGAAATAATACACGATATTAACAATAATTGTGTATCTGGAACTACTTCAGGGTTTACCGCAACATTAACATCCTCAACAACAATGCAATTATCTTATACGGTAACTTGGATTAGAAATGGTGCGGAACCATTTATTCAGACAGACGGTGATATATCACTTTGGTCATTACATTTTACAAGCCCAATATATGGGTATTATGTAAAACCTTGGCAAGTAATACAATCGGCTTATGATTCGGTAACTACTGGTTCAACATATACAGAAACAGTTACCCATACTATTGTTTCACCATTAGGATTCCCAACAGGTAATTATTATTTCCAATTTAGAATGATTGGTCATAATTGTGTATTTCCTATTAATCATACAGCATCAATAACTGCATTAACACCAACTCCGACCCCAACACCTACACCAAGTTCAACAGCTGGTTTAACACCAACCCCAACTCCAACACTAACACCAACACCTAGTTCAACATCAGGTGGTGGAGGTGGTTCTAAGAGTTTACAAATCTATGGTAGAGATGTAAGTGGAATAAGACAGACATTAACATTTTTCTATAGTATAAATGGAGGAGGTAATATAAATGTACCAGGTTATACAGGTAACCAATTACCAAGTGGTTGTTCAGCACTATATACAATAACAGGTTTAAGCACAGGTGATAATGTTACATTTGGAACAAGTACTAGTTGTGTAATGAATGGTAATGGTTCATCATCAACTTGTCCATCTTCATCAGGAAGTGCGGTAGATTATACATATGCTATGGATATTGGAACAACACAACAAGTAGCAATAACAATAGATAGTGGTACAATACCTTAAAATATATACATATATATGAAATTAGAAATTTATAAAAACGAAGAATTAATTAATATAGAAAATCTTGCAGTGACAGATTTTGGTGATTTTATTCAATCTCAAGTAGACAATCGTAAGAATGTTGTTATTGATTTTAGTAGTATCAACGTATTAAAAGGTGAGAAGAACATAATTGAACAAGTCTTCCAAGACGAGAAAAAAGAAACTTTAGTATAATATGGCTAAGAAACAATTAGACATTATTGTTGGTGTTGATAGTTCACAGATAGATAATGCGGTAGCAAAGACTGGTGAATTAAAGAAACTGAGTGATAATATATCAATTCAATATGATATTGATGGTAAACCTATTGATGTTGTTATTAATAAATCCCTCAACTTACAAAAACAAGTTAGGGTTTTAACAGCAGAATTACGTAAAACTAAGGAAGGTACCGCAGAATTTAAGTTATTATCAACAGCATTAAGTGATGCAAATGACCAATTAGCTAAGAGTAATGCAAAATCAAAAGACTTATTTGGTTCATTATCTTTATTACCAGGTCCTATTGGACAATTTGCTAGTCAAATTGGTGGAGCAATTGATTTATTAAAGGTATTTTCATCATTTAGTTTAAAGGACCTACAGTTCCAATTAAAGGAAACAGGTAATGATATTGTTGATATTGCTAAAGGATTTTTGGGATTAAACAGTACCACAAATGAAGTTACAAATGTTACAAATCAAGCAGCAAAAGCAACTGAAAATCTTAGTGATAATTTAATAGACGTATCAACTAATGCTGCTGCCACATCAGGAGCAATCAGTAGTACTGCAAAACAAACTCAATTATTATCAATTGAAACGGATGCATTAGGTAATAAAACAATTAATGCTGTCAAGCCTATTAAGGATATGACCGCTGCTGAATTACAATTATTTAATGCAGAAAGACAAGCGGCAATAGGGGCTGGTTTACAAACGGCTGCAACAGATGGACTTGTTGCGGCAGAAAAAACGGCAACATTTTGGACAAGTACTTTAGGTAAAACAATTCAAGGTGTTTTAATTGGTACAGGTATTGGTATTGCAATTGTATTAATTGGTGAATTAATTAGTTTAATATATAAATGGGTTTCAAGTACAGAGGACGCAGATATAGCCAATAAAAGATTAACTGAAACAATAAAAGAACAACAAAGGATTCTTGAAAATGACCAACAAGCAATTGAACTATCAATAAGATTAAACGTTGCTAGAGCTAAGGCTGCAGGTAAAACAGAACAAGATATATTTGAAATTACTAAACAAGGTGGTAAAGATAAGTTGGCATTACTTCGTGAATTTGATAAACAATTATACGAAGATCAAAAGAAAATAACCAACGATAGAAAATTAACAGAAGAAGATAGAGCAAAATTATCAGAAGAAATTAATGCAAAAATCCTTAAAAACGGTCAAGATATTACAAAACAGATTATCGAAAACGGAATTATGGAATATGATAATCAAGCATTATTATTGAATAAGAGAAAAGAACTGGTTAAGAAATTTGGTGAGGATGAATATAATAGAAGATTAAAAGAATTAGATGCACTTATCCAATTAGAGATAGATAAAGATGCAACAGATAAAAAAGTATTACAAGGATATTTGGATGAAAAAAGACGTATCCAAACTAAACACGATAAGCTAACATTTGCTGAAGCAGAGTTAATGCGTCAACAGAATGCTAAAAAAGTTAAAGATGCTTTAGAAGAAGATACTAAACGTGTTGAAGCATACAATTCAAAAATTGCTGATATTGAAATTGCAGCAATTGAGGATGAACAAAGAAGACAAGAGGAAGCAAGACTTAAGAAATTAAATGACGATAAAACGGCATTACAATACGATTATGAGTTTCAAAAACGTACCAAAGAAGAACAAATGAAAGTCTTTAAGGATATGGAAACTCAATATGCAATGGACATTCTTAAAATTAAAGATTCATTCTACATTAAACAATTCCAATTAATACAGGAAGCTGCATTAAGAGAAAAGGAATTAGCAACAAGTGTAAAAGAACAGGAATTAGATAATAATAGAATTAGATTAGAACAACAAAATGATTTTAACACTGTTTATGGTGATTTTATCTTTGGTAACAAAGGTTTAAAAGCACAGTGGGAAAAGTATTTTGTTGATTTAAGAGAAATATATAACAATGAGTACGTTGCAACTGAGGAACAATTAGTTAAAGAAAAGGAACAACTTCAGGTTGATTTAGATGGTAAGAAAATTACTCGTGAATCTTATGCAGCACAAATCAAAATTATTGAGGATAAATTAATCCAAAATAGACAACAAAATACTCAAAGACAATTAGAATTAGATAGATTAGAATTAGATTCTAAACGTGCAAATGCAGATATGACCATTCAAGTAGGTGAAAGACTTGCTTCAGCATTATCTGCAATTGCTGGTAAAAATAAACAAATCCAAAAGGCGGCAGCACTTGTTGAAGCTACTATTGCAATTGCACGTATCATTACAGATACATCAAGAGCTATTGTTGCGTTCTCAGCATCAGTTGCACCATTAGGACCAGCAGGTATCCCAATTGCTGCAGCCTACGCTGTTAAAGCAAAGATTAGTGCAGGATTAGGAATTGCAACAATTATAGCACAAGGTATTGGTAAACTTAAATCAATTGATGAAAGTGATAGTGGTGGAACATCAGGAACCGCAAGTTCACAACAATCAAATAATTTAGGTAGAGGATATGCAAGAGGTGGATATATAGATGGTCCACGTCACGCACAAGGTGGAACAATGATTGAAGCTGAAGGTGGTGAAGCTGTAATGACAAGAGGTGCTGTAACGATGTTTGCACCTTTATTATCAACTCTAAACCAAATGGGTGGTGGAACATCATTTGCACCAAACTTGATGGTTACAAGACCTGATAGTCCAATTGTAAGTAACCCTGCACAAGAACAATCACCATTAATAATGAAAACATATGTTGTATCTAAGGATATGACAAACGAACAAGAAAAACAGGCTAGACTGAAAAATCTAAGCACTTTATAATATGGCTAAAGGAAAGTCACAATCAAGTAACAAAATATCTTTTGGTAAGAAAAAATCTCAACCAAATGGTAAAAAGTCCTATGGACCTAAATCACAAAAACCTAAGTCTTACCGTGGACAAGGTAGATAAAAATATATATATTTAATAATATGATTAAGAAAGATAAAGTTTATGAATTAAAAATAGAAGAAGATGATGATTTATCAGGTATTGATTCTATTTCCCTTGTTGATGAACCAGCAATTGAAGTTAATTGGATGTTTTTTAATAAAGTTAAACAAGAAGATTTTCACATTCCTGACGGAGAAGATGAATTGTATCTTGAAAAATTAATGAAATATGGTCAATCAGAGGAAGAATTTCTTGCTGAGGGATGGGAATTTGTAAAAGTAATTGAAAATGAAAAGGATCAATTTTATTCAACAAACCCAAATGATGATTCAAGATTAGATACTGATTATTATAGAGTTAGATTTAAATATGATTTGTCACCAAACATATCACAAAGTGCAATTATTCCAACCACAAGAAATTTCTGTAAAACTTTAATTCAACAAAATAGAGTTTGGAGAAATGAAGATATTGAAGCAATTACCAACGATTTTGGTGATAGTGCAAGAATGTGGAGAGGTGGATTTAATTGCAGACATAAGTGGTTTCAAATTCTATATAAAAGAACAGGGGATATAATTAATAAATCTTCTGTAAATAAAGATAAAATAACAGGTCCATTAGGTGTTCCACTTCCTGGCACACCAGACTTTGTACAACCAAATACCGTTACAGGACCAACTCTTGCAAATCCATCACCTTCAACAATTAGGAATTTGGGTTTATCTAAAGAAGACTTTGCTAAAATCTCAATTGACTACGATGACACATTATCTACTCAAAGAGGTAAAGATTTAGCACGTAGACTAATGAACGAAGGAAACGAGGTTATAATTGTAACAAGAAGACGTAAAATGGATGGTCAATCTGTATATAGAGTGGCTGAAGAATTGGGTATCCCAAGGGACAAAGTTTTCTTTACTGAAGGACAATTAAAATGGAGAAAGTTAAAAGAATTACGTGTCCAAAGACATATAGATAATAGTCCTGATGAAATTGATGCAATTAAAAAGAATGCACCATTAATTAGAGCAGATAAGTTTGAAATTGTTGCACCAAATCTTAATGTATATGGTTACCATACAAGATTTTTCCAAATCTGTCCTGGCGCACAAGCAACCTTTGAACATCTAATATCTATGGATAATGATGAGGATACCATCGGAATGATTAGAAGTGCGGCACAAGTGGCAGATAATGTATTTAGAATTGAGGATGAAGTAATTAAATCTGAATTAGCAACACAACATCAATATGAAGAAGCGGTAGTTTTGGTTGATGACTTTAAAGATATTATAAATGAAGTAGATAAGATTAGTGGTATGGTACACGATGTATCATATATGGATGGTCATATTGAGAAAATTAGAGAATATCTAAAAGAAGATATGGGATATGATGTTGGTACAATTGGTGGTTTTGAAGACCCTAATATTAGAAAGAAAAAGAAAAAACAGAATATGGAAAGTTATTCTGACTATCCTGAATCTGTTAAGAACAATGCTAAGGCAGTACTTAAATGGGTGGATGAGAATGGTTGGGGTGATTGTGGAACTGATGTGGGTAAACAACGTGCTAATCAACTTGCTAATGGTGAACCAATATCAGAGGAAACAATCCAACGTATGTACTCATACCTATCACGTCACAAAGTAGATTTAGAATCTTCAAAGAGTTATGACGATGGTTGTGGTAAATTGATGTACGATAGTTGGGGTGGATTATCAGCACTTAGTTGGGCTGAATCAAAAGTTAATTCATTTGGAAAGAATGATATGTCACTTCAAAAGTTTGCAATTGATTCAGAAGAAAAGAGAATAGTAATTGGACCAGCAATGGTTCCTGATTTAAAAATCTATAGAAAAGACAAAGAGGGGAACCCTTACCACGTTTATTTCAGTGCAGAAACAATTAGAATGATTGCCGAGAAGTATATGAGAAACAAATATATTGACAATAATGACGAGAATCACGATGGTACAGCTGTAAAGGATGTATATGTAATTGAATCTTGGATTAAGGAAGATATGCAAGATAAGTCCAACAAGTACGGGTATAACGAATTACCTATTGGAACTTGGTTTGTTTCAATGAAAGTAAAAAATGAAGATGTTTGGAACAAAGTAAAACAGGGTGAATTGAACGGATTTAGTGTTTCAGGTTACTTTGAAGAGGTTGCAGCATTCTGTAGAGAAGAGATGTTCCTTAAAAAAGTAGCTGAAATTATAAAAAATATAAAATAATTTGGGAATATATATAAATTTCCATATTTAGAAGTAGAACAATAAATTAAAACAAAATAAAAACAGATTATGTCTAATCCAAAAACAGCAATTAACGAAATTAAAAAGTTGATGGTGCAGTTTGGTTTTATAGCTGATGAACCTGTTTTAGCGTCTTTCAAACTTGAAGATAATACAATTATCCAAACTCCTAAATTAGAAGTTGGTAATAAGATTGTTAAAATCAACGAGTTATTTGAACAAGTGGCGTTAGAAGATGGTGAATATAGATTGCAAGAAAACTTTGCAATTACAGTTACTGGAAGCCAAATAGTTACAGTTAAAGAAATTTTCGTTAGTGCAAAATTAGAAGACGGTACAGAAGTAAAGGTTGAAGGTGACGCATTAGCAGAAGGTGCTAAGGTTGTTGTTATAACTCCTGACGCTGAAATACCAGCACCAGATGGTGTTCACAAATTGGAAGATGGTACTGAAATTGAAACTAAAGATGGTATGATTGCATCAATCAAAGAAGCTGTTTCTGAGGAAATGGGTGAAGGTTATGAAGATGATGAAGAAATGCCAGCAGGTTATGATGGAGGTTCACCAATTCAAATTGAATTAATGGATATGTTGAAAGAGTTTGTAAAGAAAATCTCTGAGAAAATGTCCGATATGGAACAAAAGATGGAAGCAATGAACAATGAGTTTAGTGCTTTCAAATCAGAACCAGCAGCTAAGAAAATATCTGACGGTAAAACTGACTTTAATAAAGAAATTTCAAATGCTGATTCTGCAGAAGAAAAAGTTGCAGCAATTATGGCTATGAGAGAATCTAATAAAAAATAATTAAAAAAAATAAAATTTAAACGAATTATGAAAGTTTATTCAAAAGACGAATTTAGTTACGTAGTATCCAGCATTACTGGTTTTACTGACCAAAGTTCACAAGAAATTGTAGCAAAAGCCTTAATTGGAGCTACAACCCCTGCCAACACTACAGTTAAATTAGGTGTTCGTGGCACACAACAAGTACAATTGTTAAACTCTGCACCATCTTTCCAATCAGGAGCTTGTGGATGGAGTGCATCAGGTACAACAACTTTTACTCAAGTATCATTAGCTTCTCAACACGAGAGAGTTAATGAAGAATTATGTTTCCAACAACTTTGGGATACATACCAATCATTATTGTTACCTCCAGGTCAAGATCCTGAAACTGTACCTTTCTTAAATCAAATTATTGATTTGAAAGTTAAACAAATCCAACAAAGAATTGAACAAAAATTATGGGGTGCTTTAACAGCATCAGGAGATACTTTCAACGGTTTCAACTACTTAATTACAACTGGTAACACATCTGTTGCAACATCTGCTTCAGGTACTACTTTCAGTTCAACTGCGGCTTACGGTTCAAACGGTAACCCAATCACTGAGGTGGACAAATTAATCTCTGCATTATCTGACGACGCTTTAGTGTTTGACGATTTAGTAGTGTTTATGTCCTACTCAAATTTCCGACTATACAATCAAGCCTTAGTTAAAGCTAACTTCTTCCAAAACTACATTGGTACATCTAATGTAACAGGAAATATGACAGCTATTCACCCATCTACTAATGTTAAGGTATTACCTACAATTGGTTTAGCGGGTTCTAACAAAGTAACTATCGGACCAGCATCTTATATGTTTTGCGGATTTGACTTAATGTCAGACCACGAGAAGATGGATGCATTCTGGTCAAGAGATTTTGATGTGTTGAAGATTAGAGCTAACTACTCTTATGCTGCAGCTATTGCAACATTCTCTGGTACTAACTACTTTGCAACTAACGGATTGAGCTAGTAAACAAAATTATAAAAACTGAGGGGTGAAAGTCCCCTTTAACATAAACTAAAAAAATTAATTTAATACAATATGAGTTGTTATATATCCACAGGAGCCGCATTAGGATGTTCTGATTCAATCGGTGGTGTGAAAAAAATATACGTAGCAGGACAATCAGGTTTTACATCTGGTTACACTTACAATGCTGATAGTGCTATTACAGGTGCTACAGATAGTGGTGACGTTACTTACTATGGTTTTGAATTGAAGAGAAACACAAGTTCACTTGTACAAAATACTACTAAGTCATATGAAAATGGTACAGTGTATTGGGAACAAGTTTTAACTGCAGTTTTATTCAAGTATGACCAAGAAAAGAGAAACCAATTGAAAGTATTGGGACAAAACGATAATTTACAGATTTTAGTAATTGACCAAAATGACGTAGTTTACGTAATTGGTCAAGTAAACTATTCTTACTTATCAGGAGGTTCAGCTGGAACTGGTTTAGCTTTAGGTGACAGAAACGGATTTGAGATGATTTTTACGGCACAAGAAAATGAGCCAGCAAGAGTGTTAGAAGCTCCAGCAGGTTACACAGGTACAACACCAGAAGCGTTAATCGCAGCTGTGTTTACTCAAAGTGCAATCGTAGGATAATATTCGGTTTTAGGACCATTTCTATATTCTCTAAAAGGAAAAAGGGGACTTATGTCCCTTTTTTTTTATGCAATACCCTTTCGCTTAAGTTTTTTTTATATTTAGTATATATAGACCCATCATATGATTATAATGAATAAAGGACAGGTGAATGAATTGGTGTTGAACATCAATAATAATTCACGTACCGATTTTAGTGGATATACACTTACATTCTTACATATTCTATCTCAAGAAGAAAAATCATATACGATTAGTATCTCTAATCCAGCACAATTTGGTGAGAATATTAGATATTGTGAGATTGTATTAGACCTAACAACTAATGATTTAAATTATGAAGGACAATACCAATTAAAAATATATGGTAATGGTACTCAATTGGTTTATACAGGGATGGTACGTTTAAATGGTACAACCGAACAGGGTAACGACTTTGTTACTTATGTATCACCTGACGAGGATAATAGTAATTACATATATATACAAGAATAATTATGAGTGAACAAAAACAAAAATACCAATTAGGTAAAGTAAATTTTACACAAGAACCATTATTACCAATCTTTTCGGAGGTTTTTAATAACAAGGACTTTGTATTTTACGGAGAAAATAACCTAATGCCACAATATCTTATTTCAAGATATAATAACTGTGCAATACACAAAGCAATCATTACTTCAAAGAAGGAACAAATTATGGGTGATGGTATTGTATCATTAAACAACCCAATGGCCACAGTTAATTTTATTAATGAAAGTGAAAATGTTTCAGATGTTATGGCCAAATGTGCATTAGATTTGGTTCTATTTGGTGGGTTTTCATTAAATGTTATTTGGTCTAAGGATAGAAAATCAATTGCTGAAATATATCATTTGGATTTTAGTAGAATCCGTTCAGGTAAAATTAACCCTGAGAAAGATAAAGTAGAGAAATATTACTATTCAGCAGATTGGTCAAATATTAAGAAATTCCCTGTAACATCATATGCTTGTTTTTCAACTGAAGAATCAGACCCATCTCAAATATTCTATTATAAATCATATTCTCCATCTCAATCTTATTATCCACATCCTGATTATTCAGGTGGTTTAGCATCTATTGAGATTGACGTTAATATCAAAGAGTTTCACGCAAACAATTTAAAGAATGGTATGTTACCATCTCTTTGGATTAATATGAATAATGGTATCCCTGGCGATGAAGAACAACGTTTGGTTACACGTGCATTGGAATCACAGTTTACATCTGTAAACAACGCAGGTCGTCCAATCATTTCATTCAACGAAAGTAAGGAATTATCACCTGAAATTACACAAATTCAAACATCAGGTAATGACCAATATTATCAAGCAATATATGACGATATAATCCGTTCAATTCTTTCAGCACATAGAATATCATCAGGTGAACTATTTGGAATCAGTACAGCAAACAAATTGGGGTCTAAAGACGAAATTACAACACACATCGAATTTGTGCGTAAAACTGTTGTTATGCCTTATCAAAAACAATTACTATCAGTATTTGATAAATTGGTAAGTATGAAATTCCAAAGACCAACATCGTTTGAAATTAAACCATTATCAATTTATTTAGAGGGTGACATTATAGAAAACCCAACAGTAGTTGATAAACCAGAAACCCCAACACAAGTATAATATGGCTAATAAATTATTAATATCAGAAAATAAATTAAAGGCGTTTACCAATATTAACAAGAATGTTGATATGGATACAATTCGTGCAGAAATAGGTATTGCACAGGATATTCACCTACAAAATTTATTGGGAACTTTATTCTATGACCATTTGTTAGACCAAATATCTGCAACAGGTAATACTTTTAACGCACAAGAATTAATCTTGGTTAATGATTATATTGCTGACTATTTGATTCAAACTGCATATTACGAAATGATACCGCATCTTCACGTGAGAACAATGAACGTTGGTCTTGTTAAGCCAGGTGCTGTTGATGGTGGTAGAGATGGTGTGGATATTGAAACAATGAAGTATCTACGTACTATCCAAAAACAACGTGCTGATTTTTATATGATGAGATTGCAAGATTATCTTATTACAGGACGTGGACAAAATCAATTCCCTCAATACAATAGTCAATCTACAATTGATGGAATGTTAGCTTCTCGCTCAGATAAATACAATTCACCAATTTACTTAAATCATACATCAAGATATGGTTATAGTTTAGCACAGACAATGAGAAACCTACAAGTTTACTCAGATCAAGCACACTATAATCCGCCTTGTATGGATTGCGGGTATTAATATAATATGAATATGATAGAACAAATAATATTAACAGTTGTAACCACATTGATTGGTTATTTTGTGGGATATAGAAAATCACAGAATGAAGTTGAAGGTGGTCGTTTAGAAAACCTTGAAAAGTCTATTAGGATTTATCAGGTGGTTATTGATGACCTATCCAAAAAGGTGGAAGAACTTACTACACATATTGTTAGATTAGAAGCAACAATTGATGGTCTTAAAAAAGAAAATAATAAATTAAAAAAATACGGTGGATTATGAAATTAGAAAATATTATCAAACTCAGATTTAAACTATCTGATGTTAAGAAACCAAAAAAGATGGCAGAAGATGAAGGTCTTGAAGGTGCGTGTTGGGAAGGATATGAACCAATTGGAATGAAAGAATTGGATGGTCGTATGGTACCAAATTGTGTTCCTATCAAAGAAAATCAATCAAAGGAAAAATTTGTAATTCCTGAACCATCAGAAGGTGAGGATGAACAAACTTACATAAGTAGGTGTATTTCTTCCATAATTGACGAATATGGACAAGAACAAGCTGCGGGTATATGTTATGGTCAATGGGGTAAGAAGTAGTCTTAAATCGTCTTAAAATAAAAAAGGGTCCCTCCGAAGGACCCTTTATAGTTAGGAAACGATATAGAGATAAAACCTAACTAATATGTATAACTTGATTTTCTACAATCTTATTACTTTTTTCAAGATTAGATGCAAGTCCTAATTTAATCTTATCACTCATCTTTATCCACTCATCAAATCCAAGAAATACACTATCTAATGATGATGATATTTCATAATCAAAATGAGGTAATTTTTTAAATTTAAAATGCATAATAACACCTAAATCTTCTTTGTTAAAAATATCACTTGTTTGTGATTCATAAGTAAATCTTCCGAAGGCACCTACACCCATAGACAACGCTTCAGTAAAACCTTCGTGTAAGATGTTTTGTAAATGTTTAACCTCATCGTAATAATTAAATCCATAAAACAACATACCAATGTTTGATTTAAATTCATCTTCGGTATCAGTTGGATAAACGCTAACACCATCATACGGTACCACAACTCTAAATGGTGTAATTGTATCACCTGTGTCAAATACAGCTAATACACCTAATCTACGACCTTCAATCTTAAAGGTGTTTAAATTGTTTGCAAACGTTTTGTTCGTTTGTCTTTGTTGTTGTCTTTTTAATCTTCTTGTCTGTGACATATCTATTTGTTTTTGTTTCCACAAATTTAGGATATACTAAATTACCAGCCAAACTTTTTTTAAAATATTTTTAAAGTTTTTTATAACTCATTGATAATCAACAACAAAAAACCCTGAAGATTATTTCCTCAGGGTTTCAGCTTTTTAAAAAATCTCACTTCTATAAAAAAGAACGTGGGGTTCGTCAGAGATGGCAATCAATAGAATATACAGAATATTAAAGACTCCCCCCACTTTTATAATTATACAAAAAATTATTTAAAAATCAAAATGTTTTATAAAAAAAAAGGGAACCAACACCAGGTCCCCAATTCTTTACTTACTCGTTCTTAAATGTTCGTGATACATTTTCATACAAAAGTTCTCAAATGTAATACTATCATCGTGAACTTGAGTTATGTATATCTCATAAAGACCTTCATAGTTGTCGGTCATATATTTCATAAATTCTTCCATTACTTTCTTTTTTTTACAACCCACTCATCCAACGCCTTAATTCTTTTTTTAAGGTCATCGTCTTGTTTATGAAGACAACATTGAACAAATACTTCAGTTACCCTCCAAAGTTCTTCTACGGTTGGTTTAACACCCATCAGATTCAAATACTCTAATGCCATCTTACTTTGAGATTGTTGCAAGATTTTAATGTCTGTGCTGTAAAATTCGGGACAGTTTGCCATTTTGTTTATTGTTTAGTTATTAAAATTTTGTTATATTTGTTCTTGTAAGTTCAGCTTCTTTATGTCTTTCATACCAAAATTCACCACGTAATTCAATATTATTTTCTTGTATTTTACGTCTAGCCCTTCCAATAAGTTCTGCGTTGGATAAACAATTATTCTCATATAAAGATAAAAACATATTTATTGGAGTTGTACTTGGGTCAAGATTTTGTTTTTTTAATTCAACTTCCCACATTTTACTTACCAATAATTTATCATCATCTCTAAGTTCGGGATACTTGGTTAATAGTATTTCTACTTTCTCTTGTAAATTTAAGATTTTTTTAAGTGTTGCCATATCTGTATTTGTTTTGTTATACAAATATAAATACTTTAATTCAGAAAAAAAAAACATTTGACATAATTTTTATCTTTTGGGAAAAATATGTATAATTATAAATGTAGTACTTCTGACAGAAAAAGGAAGTATATCGCCCCGAGGGTAGCCAGATAGAATTGTTAGTAATTATTCCAATCATCAGTACGGGTCTTACAGGTGGATAAAACTCAAATAGAGATAATAGACATACCTGCTACAAAAAAGGTCATCAATTCGTAACTTAAATATGGGGCAATTGTTGAGGGGTCACAAATTCAACATAGACTGGTTTAAGGAAGTTTGGTGGGTGTGGAGAAAAAACAGGGAGGACGAATTGTGCCCAATCAACAAAAGTACTATATTTGTAAAAATATATATAAATGAAAAGAAAACATACACAACATACTAGTAAATTCATTAATGAATTAAATTCTGTAACTAATATGAAACCATATACTCCATTTAGAATTTCAGATGAAATATGGCTAGTTGGAAAATATAAAGGTATTAAACTAGATAATATTCCAAAATCCTACATTGGATGGGTATTGAACAATTTTAATTTAACTAGTACAGCATTATCAATATTAAAAACAAAATATGAACAATCTAATTAAATGTGGCCAATGGTATTTTAGAACTGGTGAAATATCATTGAAAGATTATTATACTTTACCTAGTGCATCTAGAAAGCAACATATTGAATTTTTAAAAACTTTAGATAAACCTCAACGAAGCAGCAACGATAATACTATTTTATTAGTAACTAAAACTAAAGAAGAAGAGAAGAAATTCTTTGAATTGTAAATAATTTTATCTATATTTAGATAGAACAGTTAGTGAAATACTTGTTTAATCCCAGCACTAGGTTTGCTTCCATATTCCTATGATGCTGGGATTTTTGGTTTTCTTAGACTATTTATTATATGAAGATATGTACAAAATGTAAAATTGATAAAGAAGATAAAGAATTTCAAACGTATTGGCACTCAACCCAAAAGAAATTCAGAATCAGAAAAGAATGTACATTATGTCATAATACTCAACATAACGAAAGAAGACGTTTAAAAAGATTAGAATCCAAATTGATACAAGTATCACAACCAGACCTATCTACCGATAAGAACTACCAACAGTGCAGAACCTGTGAAGAATATAAATTAAAAACAGAATATTATAGATATAATAATTTAGGTAAAAAAAGTTATTTAGATTGTAGAATTTGTATTAATAAAAAAGAAGTTGAAAGATCAAGAATTGATAGATTAAAAGAACTTAAAGAAAATGGCGGCAGTTACCAACATAAAGTAAATCCTGGTGAATGGATTGATGATTATCAAAAGGAAGCTACATACAATATTCTCAAAGCAATTGGGTGGAAACTCAACGAAGAGAATGGTATTTGGTGGAAGGATGGAATTAAAACAAGTAAAGGAGTATTTATTAATATTAAATCTAAAAAACAAATATCATTTGATAAGGCGCTTGAATTAAGGAATAATGGGAAAACATATAAACAAATTGGTAAAGAACTTAGTCTATCTGAAACCACAATAATTAAATGGTTAAGTAATGAAAAATATTAAAGTAGGAGAATTAGAAATACCAGCAGATTATTTCTCATTACCTCAAGATGATAAGGATGTAATATGTAATTCAATATTGGAATCAATACTATATCTTTTGGAGAAACACGTTGACGATGAATATGTTAATAAAAAAATAGTATTGGAAAGGATAATTGAATCCAGTATAATAACTAATGAGATGGAAGAAAACTACGAAGTGGCTGGCGTCTTGTTTGATGTACAAAAACTTATAAATGCGTAAAGAAATTGAGAGTTACATTACCAAAGATTATTACAATCTACTAAACATTTCAAAGAAAATGACGAGGGGTGACCAACTCTCACACGATTTACTTCACGAGGTTATTTTACAATTATATGACAAAGACGATATTGTTTTAAAATCATACGATGACAACTCAATCAAATACTATATCGTAGCCATAATGAGAATTAACTACTTCTCAAAAACATCTCCATTTTTTTATAGGATTAAACGTGAACGTATATTAATGAATGTTGATATAACAACCTGTTGGGATATGTCTTACGAACAAGAGGAGTTTGAATCAGAGGAGTTGTATCAACTATTCGAACAGGAGTATTGTGAATTGAATTGGTTTAAAAAATCATTATTGGATATGTATCTATCTTTAAACTCCTCAATGAAGGCAGTGTCAAGGAAAACAAATATACCCATTCAAAGTATTTCTCGTTATATTAAGGAAACAAGATTGGAAGTTAAAACAAATATAATTAATAAATTAAATAAATAATATGGATAGATTAATTAAAGGAACAATTGCAACAGAACACCCTCAAGAACATTGGGGATTTTTAAATGTAGAAGGTAAATCAGTATTAGACCTTGGTTGTGGTATTAACAGCGAGTTTACACCAACACCTTGGTACTTCTTACAAGAACGTAAAGCAAAGAATGTGGTGGGTATTGATAGTGATAAACAATCTTATGATTGGTTCAAACAGAATTATGTTGTAAAGAACTTCCTACCAATAATGGATATGGTAGATAGGATTGAAAAGTTTGAACTGTACTTAGGGTATTATAAACCCGATATAGTGAAGATGGATATTGAGGGTAGTGAGATACTCATCAACGCACTGAACGTGTCTTATTTGGAATCTGTGCAACAAATAGGTATAGAATATCATAACCTATCCTGTCTAATATCTTGTGAACATAAACTAAGAGAAGCGGGATTTGAATTGGAGTACTTTAAGTTTGAACATTTGGATGTGGACTATCAAGGAGTATTACACGGATATAAAAAATAATATATATGGGATGTAATTGCGGTAAAAGGGAAAGAACAGTATTAAACCCAAAACCAATAATAGAAGAATTTAATACAGAAGAAATAGATGGACATATCTTGGTACCAACACCAACTGGTATGACATACGATTGGTATAATAATATAGATGAGATAAGACCATATACACAAGAAGATTATCTAAACGATGAGTTAAGAAAATGGAATGGTGGACAAACTCGGAACTAAAACACAGACAAACACGGAAGTATGAATAGAAGAGAAAGACGATGGACAGAAAGGAATCAAGAGAAATTGATTAAGAAAATCCAAAGTGATACATTAAAACAATTAAACAAGGATTATCCAACAGAGGAAGCAAAGAAAGCATACATAGAAAAGTTAAAGCAAGAAGTTAATAATCCATTTGGAGTATCAAATGAAGAAATTTAATATTTAGTAGTATGGCAGTAAGTAAAAAGAAAGAAGAAGTAATAAACGGTGTATCCAACGAAGATATTCTATTTGTCCACGAAGCATTAAAATCCAGTGGGATGAGTGATGAAGTAAGGGAAAGAGTTAATGTTTTATATAAAGAACTATTCAATGAGGATATTGTATATAGTTGTTGTAAGAATAGAGCATTTATCAAATTGGACCACTATGTAAGAAATGTATTAAAATTATTATAATGGAAGAAGTAGATAAAAACCCTAAAGGTGCAGGTAGAAAAACAAATGTAGCCAATTACGAAGAACGTATCCCCGAAGCATTTGAAATGATACTTTATAAAAAATTAAACTATGTCGAGTTTAGAGAACAAATGTCCAAAAGATGGGGAGTGTCTGAGCGTCAAGCTGAGAATGTATGGAAGGACTGTAAAGAAAGACTACGTAAAAGGTTTGAAGAAAAGTCTGAAGAGATTATCGCAGAACAACTTAGTAGGTACTTTGACCTATTGGACAGAGCAAGAGCGGACAACAACAAGAGGGTAGAACGTGAAACATTAGCAGACATAAACAAACTATATGGTTTGGAACAGAGAAAGATTGACGTTACAACTAACGGACAACCAATAACTATCTCAATCCAATTGGACCAATAATTTTTTGCATAAACTCCCCTAAAAATTTCGTTTTTAGGTTACCCCTCTATGGAAATAAAGTTAAAATTATTTAAGAAACAACTTGAAACATTTAAAATACTTCTTGACAACACTCATAGGGAAGTGTTATTTGGTGGTAGTAAGGGAAGTGGAAAATCCTATTTGGGTTCTGTTTGGGTATTATATATGTGCGTTACTTATCCTGGCATTCGTGCACTCATAGGTCGTACAGTACTCACTCAACTCCGTGTGACCACAATTAAAACTCTATTAGATTTATTTCAGGAGTGTGGAATCAATCAGGAACACTATACTTATAACCAACAATCAAATGAAATTAAATTTTGGAACGGTAGTGAGATTGTGTTTAGGGACCTTCAGTATAATCCTAGCGATCCCTTTTACAATTCTTTGGGTGGGTTGGAATGTACAATTGCTTTCATTGATGAGGTTGCGCAAGTATCTCGTGAAGCGTATGACATTGTTCGTTCACTACTTCGTTATAAAATTACGGAATATAAACTAACACCAAAGTTATTTATGTCCTGTAACCCATCACAAAACTGGTTAAAACAGGAATTTTATATACCATATACACAGGGAACATTAGAATCACATAAGGTATTTGTACCTGCGTTACCGAGTGACAACCCAAACCTCGCACCAGAATATTTGGAAATTCTAAGAACATTACCAACAAAACAAAAGAAAAGATTGTATGATGGTGATTGGAACTACGATAGTGAATCAGATAGTCTATTTGAATTTGATGATATTATAAGTTCAGTATTTAGAACGGTTCCAAAACCTGAAGATAAACGATACGCAAGTATTGACGTTGCACGTTTCGGTTCAGATAGGTCCGTAGTAGTGATTTGGAGTGGACTGGTTGTCCTTGAAGTGTTCATCTATAGTAAACTATCAACCACACAATTATCATCCGAAATTCAGGAGTTAATTTCAAAGTATGGAATCCATCCATCTAACTGTGTTGTGGATACTGATGGTGTAGGTGGAGGAGTTGGGGATATTATACGAGCAACAAACTTTGTAAACAATTCATCACCATTACATAAACAGAACTTCTCCAATCTTAAATCACAATGTTACGTTAAGTTAGCTGAGTTGTTTAAGGAAGGTAAGATAAGTTTAAACATATTGGACCCATCAACGGTGGATGACTTGACACAAGAACTATTAAGTGTTAGATTAAAAGATACAGATAAAGATAATAAAGTAGCTGTTCACTCAAAGGATGAGATGAAGAAGATACTTGGTAAATCACCTGACATATCCGATGCATTAATGATGCGTATGTTATTTGAGGTGAAAAACCATAAATCAACAGGAAAATATTCAATTAGTTTCATATGATAAAATTTAAATTAGAAGAAAAGGAGTACACGTTACCCGATATTATAAACATAGATAGTTATGTAAAGATTTTTAAGGTCAAAGACTTTTTTGAGGAGGATTATTTTGCAGCAAAACTAATTAGTATTGTATGTGAATGTCCAATGGAGGACCTATTACAGTCAGATTATGATAAGGTAAACTATCTTGCATCCCATATAATGACATTAATCCCTATAGGTAAACCTAAATTTGTGGATAAATTTGAGATTGATGGAGTAACTTATGGATTTTTTCCTAAGTGGCAGGACCTATCCTTTGCAGAATATGTGGATATGGATACAATCTCAACCAAAAAAGAGAGTGAACTATTGGATTTACTACACATCTTAATGTCAATTATGTACAGACCAATAGTTAATATTAGGTCAGAACACGACTTTGATATAGAAAAATATGATATAGATAGTATGAAAGTCAGGGCCGAACTGTTCAAAAAGAAGTTAGATATTAAGATTGTTCTTGGAGCACAGTTTTTTTTTATCAACTACGCAAAGAGATATTTAAATTATTTCCAGCTGTCTTCGATCAAGACATTGTCAATATGGACGAAGATAAAGCTAGGTTGGCGTTTGAGGAAGATGATATGGGGAATAGTTTTCAAAAAGTCTATGGGTGGTTCATCGTCGTCAATAAACTTGCAGGAAATGATTTTACAAAGCACGAGTACATCTACAAGAAAAACATAATGGAAGTTCTGAATCAGTTGTCCTATCTAATCAATTATGACCAAGAACAGGAAAGGTTACAGAAAAAGATGAATAATTCATAATACATTTCCCTAAATTTTATATTTACTATTAATGGTCAACTATAAACAAATAATACAAGATTTAAGTGGTATTGCTTATAATCACCAACAAATCAATTCATTTGGGTACGGTGATATAACTCAAATCACTATGGACATAGAAACACAACAGGAACCTGTATATACAAAAATGTATGTGGTACCTGGTGAAGTTGTTCTTGCACAAAATAGATTGGACTATAACTTTTCAATTATTATATTAGACCAAGTTAATAGTGACTTGTCAAACCAACAGGATGTAATGTCGGATACTTTGGAAATTACCAAAGACATATTCACCATTTTATATCAATCATACACAGCAACATTTGGTGGATTCAGTATAGACTACGAACCACTATGGGGACCTAACGCTACACCCTTCTTAGAACGATTTGAAACGGTATTAGGTGGGTGGACATTGAACATCACCATAGAACAACCATTTGATTATAACACTTGTGTACTTCCAATATCAGGATTAACCTTACCAACATCAGTAAATGAAGTTACATACAAACAAATTATATCAGACTTTGATGAGATTGCTAGAGCACACGAACAAATTAATTCGTTTGGTTTTGGTGATATAGAACAGTTGACAAATGATATAAAGACAGAAGTTGAACCTGTATATACAAAAATGTATATGGTTCCAAGTCAAGTACAATTAGCACAAAACGAGTTGATATACAACTTCCAAATAATAATAACGGACCAAATAAACAATGATTATTCCGATCAAAGAGATGTAATGAGTGACACACTTGAGATATGTAAGGACGTATTTACAGTGTTGTATTTATCAGAGTACGAATGTGAGTGGAATATTGTTTGTACTCCATTCTTAGAAAACTATGAAACAGTTTTAGGAGGATGGTCAATGAACTTAATAATTACACAACCATTTGATTATAACAGATGTGTTCTTCCTGAACTTCCATTTGTTGTACAAAATAAGAAGTGGTATGAATTGGCTGAGTTATGGAACACAATATCAACAAGTTGGAAAAATACATAAAATGAAAAAAAATATTAATATATAATGGGACAATTAACCAATCTATATGTTTCGGAATCCTATCAAGGGTTAATTAAACTAACAGATTCCACAACAGGAGTTACAGGAAATTTACAATATCTACAAGATGGTTTGGGTAATAGACTACCCATCCAAATGTCAACGTCTTCTGTAAGTATAACAGGTTCTTTATTTGGAACCGCTTCTTATGCAACACAAGCGTTGTCAGCAAGTTGGGCACCAGATAATACCTCAACAGGTTCTTATGTAACCACATCATCATTCAATGCCTACACATCTTCAAATGATGGTCGTGTTGATGCATTGATTAATGCAACAGGTAGTTACGCAACCACAGGGTCAAACAACTTTATTGGTGACCAAAATATTGCATCAGGTTCATACTTAGAAACTGATGGTATTACAAACGCAGGACCTGGTGAAAATATCGAAATTGCACCAAGAAGTGGTGCTAATGTTATTGTTAATGTACAAAACTCAACTGATAAGTTTATTGTAAAAAGTGTATCAGGTGGTGCAATAGTAGAAATTACAGGTTCATTACATTCAACAGATATTGTTGGTACAGGAAGTTTATTCCTACAACCAAATCAATCTGATGCAAGATATGTAGAAATATATAATACATCACCAACCGATACACACATCACAGCAAGTGGTGGTCAAATATTCTTGGGTGATGACCAAACATATGTTAAGGTTGACAATTACGGTTCAGTTGAACGTATTGATGTTGTTGCAGGTAATGAATTAAACGTATCATCATCAATAGTAAATCTTACAGGTTCTTTACATCAATCAGGTACATTCTACCCTGATGTAATTGATTGGTTTAGTAGTTCAATAGTACAAAGTACAGGTTCATATATATTAACAACAAACATATCAGGTGTAACAGAATATGATAGTTACCAAAATGTAGCATCAGCGTTACAACAATATATTAATACAGGTTCAATACCATCAGGTACAGTTTCAGGTTCAGCACAAATAGTTGAATTAGGATTTGCAACCACGTCATCAGTTAATGAAAAGTTAGATACGGGTTCATTCAATTCATACACAGCATCAATTGATGCAAGAACAGGTAGTTACGCAACCACAGGTTCAAATGTATTTCAAGGTCTACAAACAATATCAGGAAGTTTAATTGTTACAGGTTCAATCACAGCATTGTCTGCATCAATTACTTACTTACAAACAGTTTACCAAACATCATCTGTTGTATTTTCATCAGGTTCAAACATACTTGGTGATGAACCGAGTGATATACAAACATTAAATGGTGTAGTTAATATACCATTGGGTAACTTAAATGTTACAGGTGCAACAACATCATCATTAGGTTTCTTTGGTAACTTACAAGGTACTGCATCTTATGCAACCAATGCATTAAGTGCATCACATTCTGTAAACTCAGATACTTCTATTTCGTCAAGTTTTGCACAAACAGCTATTAGTTCAAGTCAAGCACAGAATGCAGTATCTGCATCTCAAGCAACTAATTCAAATACAGCATCTTATGTTTTACAAGCGGTATCAGCATCATACGCAACAAACGCTTTAAGTAGTTCATATTCAAACAATAGTACAAGTGCAAGTTTTGCACAGAACGCATTATCAGCATCATATGCACCCGATAATAGTAATAGAAATGGTTTAATTACCACAGGTTCTATAGGTAATACTCAATATATAACAGGTTCATTAAATGTAACTCAAGGTATCACAGGTTCTTTATTTGGTACATCATCTTATGCAACCAATGCATTAAGTAGTTCACACGCAATCAATGCAGACACCGCATCATTCTTATTAGGTACAATAGCTTCATCATCTTTTGCAACAAATGCGGCAACAGCTTCAATTGCATTTGACTTAGTTGTTTATGGTAAGTGTGATAATCCTGGTGGTTTATTAAAAGGTACTATAGTAAGAATCACAGGTAATTCTGGTGACAATGCTTTATTCAATTCAGCAAGTTGGGAAGATGACAATAACTCAGCCAATACTTTAGGTATGTTGACAGCAGATGTTGCATACAATGCTTTTACAAATATAGTTGCACAAGGTACAGTAATTGGTATTAATACAGATGGTATGACCGCAGGTGATATGTTATATCTATCATCTTCGGGACAATATACAAATGTAATACCACCAGCACCATATCACGAAGTAAGATTAGGTCAGGTATTAAGACCACAATTAAATAATGGTTCAGCATATATATCCGTGGATAATGGTTATGAATTATCAGAACTTCACGATGTGGATATTACAAGTCCTGTTAGTGGTGACCTATTGGTTTATCGTTCAGGTTCTTACGGACAATGGGTAAATGAAACAGGTGCTGAGTTAGGTTTTGCAACAACAGGCTCAAACGTATTTAAAGGTGACCAAACAATATCAGGTTCATTAGTTGGTAATTCAATTAATAGTGGTTTAATTAAAGTAGTTACAGAAGCACAAAATTCAAGTTCTTTAGCGGTACCATTTGGTTATATTTCAGCATCAGCAGCAGTTTCACAATCAAATTTAGTATTTGGTGTAATAAACGCCTCTAATGGTAGTGGTCAGTTAGCAGCTAATTTTACAGGTTCAATTGTAATATCAGGTAGTAATAATATATTATTATCTGGTAATAGAACAAATACTTTAGTAACAGCAGGTACATATGGATATATTGGTGGTAATAGTAACATTGTTCAAACTATACCAACATTAAACACAGCGTCATTATTAAGACCAACCATATCAAGTAATAATTTAAATGCTACAATAGCCCTTGCATTTACAACAAGTTCATTAGCAGCACCCTCAGTTTCTACAAATAATGTTTTAAATACTGTCACAATAAATCATCAGAGTGGTTCATTAAGTTATAATCAAAATATAAATGTTGGTCCTGTTACATCAACCGCAAACACACATACATTACCATTCTTAACAACAATACAACAAAACTATTTTGGTGGTAGTGCATTAACATTAAGTCATTTAAGTTCATCAATAACAGCAACTAATAATGTTGTAGGTGGTGCTGCATTTACTGTTACTAACTTAGTTTCAAGTTCAGTATCTACAACTAATAATGGTTTATCTCTTTTGAATAACCTTGTAGTTGGTCAAGCAAATGGTGTTTGGGTATCAGGTTCAAACCCAACAAATAGAAGAAACATTACCTCAAATATTATTGGTGGTGTTAATACAGCTGTAAGTTCATCTCAAGTAGGTGCTGAAGCACATTTATATGGTACAATTGTATATGGTCAAAACTTAATTGTTTCAGCATCACACGCACTTGCTAATGGTGGTTCAGCATTCTTTGGTAGATATAATGATACTACTACTTTAAGTGATTCACAAAACATTGTATTTGCTGTAGGTACAGGTGCTGCAACAGGTTCAAGAAGAACAGGTTTATATGTAACATCAGGTTCATTGGTTGGTGTGTCAGGTTCATTACAAGTAATTGGTGATGGAGTATTTACAGGTTCACTTACATTGAGTGGTTCAGCAAACCCTGAATTAACTGTAATTGGTAATACCATATTAACAGGATCAGTTCAAGGCAATGTATTACCATTGACTGTAGCTTCAAACACAGCGTCATTAGACTTAAATAATGGTAACTTCTTTGAATTAGCGTTGACAGGTTCACAAAATATTTTTATTAACCCATCAAACATTAAACCAGGTCAAACTGTAAACATAAAATTAAACACAACTGGTTCAGGTACAGTAACATTCCCAACATCGGTTAAACAACCATCAGGGTCTGCATACACACCAACAACATCGGTTGGAACAGATATAATAACAATGGTAAGTTTTGATACAACAAACTTATTCGTTGCGAATGTAAAGAACTTAATATAATATGATATTTGCACCCTTTGCATATAAACAACAAGCGGTAAGTGCGGCACCTGTAGCATTTAATCCAAACGATTTAAGTGATTTAACGTTTTGGATAGATTTTAGTGATACTTCATTTCTTGCTTTAGATGGTACACAAACTGAAATTTTAAGTGCATATTCAAAAGTTGCTAATACAACTAATGCCACATTAAGTAAAGTTAATGGAAGCAATTATAATTATAGTTATGTAAATTCATTATCAAATAGTTCTTTGAGATGTGCAAAGGTAATTAATAGACCAACATCATACCGTAGTGATAAATGGAATAATGGTGTTGCCGCAGATGCAACATTCGGACCTAAAACAAATACAACATCATATCCTGATGGCACTATGTTTATGGTAATGAATAGAGGAACAATATCAACAGCGGGTTATTTGGTATCAAGATTTGATGGTTCTACAGATAGAGGTGTAATATATGATTTAGGTACAAG